GACCAAGGTTCATGTGGGCGGATGCCCCAATGGACACATGCCTTATATCGCAGAATCAATGAATTCCAATTGCGGAGTCGTATGGTTCCACTCTCAACTCAATCCTTACAACCCTTTTGACCAGTTAGCCGCAACTTTGGAGGGCAAAACCAGCAATGAGATGAAAATCCGAGCCTACGGCTGGGCAGAAAACACCGCTGGCTCGCAAATTCCTTCTTTCACCGATACCTCAGTCGTAACAGACGACAAAATTCCGAAAGAAGGCACGAATTTCATGGTTGTTGACCCCGCTGGAGCCAGAAATTGGTTCATGCTCTGGCTCAGAGTTGACAAAAACAACAATTGCTTCGTTTATCGTGAATGGCCCGATGTTTCTAATGGAGAATGGGCTCTTCCGAGCGAAAAACCCGATGGTCGTGCTGGCTCAGGCCAGCGAAATGGTGCGGGCCGAGGCATAGCCGAATATAAAGAGGTAATCCGTGAACTGGAAGGTGACGAAATCATCGCTGAACGCTATATTGACCCGAGAGCGGGGGCTACTCAGTCAATTCAGCAGGACGGAGGCACTTCTCTCATCGAACTCCTTGACCAAGGAGACAATCCGATGTATTTCCAGCCAGCGGCTGGTGTCAACATAGAACAAGGAATTGCTATCATCAATGACTTGTTCTACTATAACCAATCAGAACCTCTCAGCCACATAAATCAGCCTAGGCTGTATGTGTCTGAGAACTGCAAAAATTTAATTTTTTCACTCCGTGAATGGACTAATATGGACGGTGATAAGGGGGCTTGCAAAGACCCTATTGACTGCCTGAGATATCTGGTCGTAATGGAACCAAGTTATGAAGGAGAATCTACATTTAAAGCCAGAGGTAAGTCCCACACTTATTGATGCAAAGTATCCTTTGCTCTTGACTCGCTCGATGGCTCAGTCCATGTCTGGGCTAAATGGTCAATACCTTGACCTCTTGAGAAAGTCTGGTGTGCTTAGGGTCTACAAAACAAAAGGTGGACAATTCAGGTTCTACAGAGACGATATCATACAACACATAAATAACAATCTTACAAATGGATATTAATTCTTACAAAAGCAAGCGGGACAAATTAGCAGATGCCAGCGAAGTCCCTGATGTTAACGAACTCGTCAGGGAGTTTAGACGCTCGCTTTATAACGGTGGCAATACAGTCGAGATGCAGGACAGTGATGACCTTCGCTATTGCAAGTGGTATGGTCAGACCAACGATGGCAAAAAGCATTCAGACAAGCGTAACATAAACGACCCTGCTCTTCCGTGGGAAGGTGCTTCTGATGTTCGTATCAGACTTATTGATAGAGTCATTAACGAGCATGTTGCTCTGTTCGTGAACTCTTGGAAGAATTCCAAGATTAAGGTTAGCGGACTCACCATTGACGATGGCATGAATGCTTCGGCAATGACGCTTCTTCTTACGCATCTCATCAACAGCCGTATGCGTGTTGAAGCGAGAAGAGAAGCGGAACTCTGGGCTCAGTATGCACTGCATTACGGATGGTCTGCCATGCATGTGTCATGGGAACAGGCTATCGGTCTTCTTCCTCAAAAGATGCGTCTTTCTGAGATTGAAGAAATGGCTATGCAACTTGCTGAGTCCGAACCTGACAATCCTGCCGTTAGACTTCCTGATGCTATCAAGAGCGGAGAAGATGATAATATGGCTGTTGCCATGTTCATGCAGGTAATCCCTAATGCTAATGAAGAAGAAGTCAGACAGATGATTGTTCAACTTCGTGAAAAGGGAGAGGCTACTCTGTTTGTTGAGTCTGTGGTCAAGAATCTTCCCAGACTTACGGCACTTAAACCGTTTGACGAACTTTGTTTCCCGCCTGAAACAGTTGAACTGCAGAAAGCAAGAGTCGTGTTCCGCAGACTTTACATGACTGAAGTCGAGTTGCGGACATTTATGAAAGCGGATGGATGGGATAACGAGGCTGTCGATGACGCTATCTCAACATCTGGTAATATTTCTTGGTATACAGACCCTAATGTTGTTCCTGTCGCAACTCTGATGAAGTCGCAGGAATATAGGTCAAGAAATCTCATTGAGGTCATCTATTCGTATTCCAAGCAGATTGACCCTAACGGCAATCTTTGCCTGTATTGCACAATCTTCTGCCCCAACGGAAACAAGAGTCTGTTCTTCAAACATTCCAAGTTAGACTATGCACATGGCAAGTATCCGTTTGTGGAACTTCGCAGAGAGCATATTAGAAAGAACATTCAGGAGTCTAGAGGCATTCCTGAACTGCTCATCACCGAGCAAGCCGAAATCAAGTCTCAGCGTGATGCACTTCGTGATAGAACATCTATCGAGACGATGCCTCCGATTACAGTCAAAAAGCGTATACAGGGCTTCAACAAGATTGGTCCTGCTATCCAACTTCCTGTCACATCTCCTGATGACTATGGATTCCTAGCACCTCCTTCTGGCTCACCGAAACTGGCTATGGAACTGTTGCAACATGTCGAAAAGGATGTTGCCAATTACTTTGGCCTTACGCATGAACTTGTTCCTCCTGCCAAATCGCAGATGCTTCAGCAGATGGCTGTTGACGGCTGGCTTAACGCTTGGGCTGAAGTCTACTCGCAACTGCTTCAACTTTGCTTGCAGTTCATGTTGCCCGAGGAAATCCAGAGAATCACTGGGGTCAATGTTGCTGTGTCGGCTATGGATATTGCAAACCAATTTGATTTTGATGTCAAGTTTGATGTTCGTGACCTGAATAATGATTATGTCATGGAAAAACTTCAGGCTATCAGCCAGTTCGTTCTTCCGCTTGATACTGGTGGCATAATTGACAGAAATAAACTTGTCGCTAAACTCGTTGAGGCTATCTCTCCTGATGTTGCCAAGGATATCGTCATTGACAATCAGACAGCCTCCCAGAAACTCTATAATGACATTCAGAACGATGTTGTTAAAATGCTTATGGGTATTGAACCTCAGTATGTCGAGAATGACCCGACTGCTCCTACAAAGATGCAGTATCTACAGGATATTGCTGGCAAATCGCCTAAGGTTCAGCAGATGGCTCAGGGCGACCAGTTCACTGCGGCACTTTTCCAGAACTACCAGAAGAATCTTCAAATGTCAATTATGCAACAGCAGAACAAACAGATAGGAAGAACAGGTGTTACGCCTGTTTCTGATAAAATGGCTCAGGAACAGCAGGGTCAACAGCAGGAGGGAATGAGCAATGGCTGATTTCAACTATAGACGGAATGTTTTTGCATTTCACCAGAATGAAATCTGGGACCATATAGTGTTTATCTTGGAGCAAAACATTGAAGCGGAGGTCAATAATGCATTACGCCATTCAAACAGTGGTGAAAGCCGAATTCATGCCTGTGGTCGTGCTGAAGCGTTAAAAGACATACTTTCAGCACTGATTGACGAAAGAAAACAGGCTCTTGATGAAGCCAAGAACGCAATCATTGATTAAAACCCTATAAAGCAAGGCATGTCTTAGAAATGTCTTGATTTACAGACAATAATAGGTCAAACCTTATTTAGTTTCTGCGAACTCTAAACGCTGTAAAAAAACAAAGCCTTGCTCTTTCTAGCATGAATACAAACGAAATGGGTGATAACAATGCTACCCAGCGTAACAGCGAAAGTATTGTAGATAGCACTGGTTCCAGCCAGTTTAATGAACAAGACCTTGCGAGTATCCTACGCAGGGACTTCGGAAATCTGGATAATACCGAAGCGGGAGTTGAGTCTAACGATAATAATGACTCTAAAGACCAGTTCAGCGATACGAATGAAGAAGGGTATTCGGACTCACTGAATGTAGGCGAAGAAGTTCATTCACAGGAAGAAGAGGCAACGGAGAGCGAAAATGGCGAGTTGCAGACCAAAGGAGTCCAAAAGCGTATCGACAAGTTGACCGCACTGCGTAAGCAAGCGGAAGAACAGGCCGAGAAACTTAAGGCAGAAGTTGAAGAACTTCGCTCCAAGGTTGAGTCGTCAAAGTCCACTGAACTTGTCATCAAGTCCGATGATGCAGTCCCATACGCACATCTTAATACGATAGCAGAAATTGAGTCAGAAATTGCTCAGGCTAGGTCGGTTAGACGGTGGTGTGAGGAAAACAATCATGGTGTCGTGGTGGAAAATCAGGATGGAACCCAGACGGAATACACATCAGAAGATGTTAAGCGTATAAAACTTAACGCTATTGACGCTCTAGAAGAACACATCCCGAAGCGTCTGAATTATATTCAGACCAAGGCGAAGGTTGATTCTATTGCATTCAAAGAATATCCGTGGCTTAAGGATAAATCGTCAAAGGAACGCCAAATTGCAGAAGCGTTTATCAAGGCATTTCCTCAGGTCACACGGTTTCCCGACTATAACATGGTCGTTGGAGACTATATTCGTGGAGTGCAAGCCAGAGAAAGGGCAAACAACGGTAACAAGCCGATTGCTAGAGCCCCTGTCCAGCCCACATCTAGTAACAGTCCCACATCTCGCTATAAGGAAAATGGCGAAGCGGAGACGGTTAAGAGATTTGCTAAGTCAAATTCCCAGAACGACCTTGCGGCAATCATCGCTTCCAAGTTCATCTAACAACTAACTACATATACTAATATGGCTTCATTAACAGAAAGAATCATCCCCTCTGGCAAGAGAGAAGACCTTGCCGACCTTATCGCCCTCGTTGACGCTAAGGATACTCCGTTCACATCTATGGCCCCGAAGGGCTCAAAACCTGGCAATACGCTGTTCCGCTGGCAGGTTGACTCCCTCCCGAATGCCGTGGCTTCACAGGCTGGTGTCGTTGACGGCACTGATGTTGACCCGAATGGTGCTTCTATCCAGAACTTCGTCAAAGACGGCTCTGGTGGCACTCAGTATCGCTACGAACTGTCCAACCACATTCAGGAATTCCGTAAGGCCGTCCGTGTTTCCCCGCTGACGCTCGATATCGCAGTTACCGCTGGTGTTAAGGACGAACTCGCTAACAATGTCGCCAAGGGCATCACGATGCTCAAGCGTGACATGGAAAAGACCTTCTGCTCCAACAATCTCCCGAAGGCGGACGATGGTTCGACTCAGGGTTATGCTACCAGAGGTCTTGACTCATGGATTCGCCCTGTCGCTACGACTGGTGGTGTGTTCGCTAACGACAACTACCTGACGATTCCTGCTTCGTTCCGCACCCCTGCTTCTTCTGTGGCTGGTAACGCTACCGCTACAATCGAATCAACGGCCCTTGTCTCGTCACTCACTGAAGTTACAGTTCAGGATATCCTGACCTCTATCTACAGCCAGACTGGTCAGTTCCGTTCCTATGACGGCCTCGTTGGTCCGAACCTGAAGAGAGCGTTCACAAACCTCGTCTACACGGCTCGCACAGACAGTGCCGCTTCACAGCAGACCATCAGAACCTTCAATCGTGATGCTTCGGCCTCGTCCTACATCTCTTCGATTGATGTGTTTGAAGGTGACTTCGGACAGATTCGTCTCCATCCGTCACTGTTCCTCAAGAACAACTACTGCGGTTATGTTCTGCCGATGGAACACACCGAAATCCGCTACGGTGGCTCCGTTGCTGGCGTTAAGGAACTCACCGACAACGGTGGTGGCCCTGCCCGCCTCATCAACGCAATCGCCTCAGTTTGCGTGAAGAACCCGCTTGCCTTCGGCAAGTTCGACTACATCGGTTAATCGAACAAGATGACTGAAGATATAGTTCAGTCTCTTGCGGAAGTCGTTCCCTCCCACCTCGTAAAACAGGTGGAGAGGGAATTTCTTCATGGCTGGCAGATGAATGAGGTCAAGGCTAGGCATGAAGCAAAACAAATCGCCAACTTCGGGCATAACAACGAAGCGAAGAACATTGACGGCGTAGGTCGTCTTGTTGCTCGTATACCTCCTGACGCATTTCACTATTGGGGACACAGACTTGGATACGCTTGCTGGGAAGATAAAACTTTTATGAAAGAGTTCCTCCGTGACAACCCTGAGGTGGCAGTCAGAAACTACGCAAAACGCACCATTGTTAATGGTGCAATCTTTACAGCGGATGGTTTCCTAACCAAATGAAAACAGTAGACTACAGCAGAGTCTTGAATGACGCACTCCAACTTTGCGGACTTGACCGCAGAGACTTCAATGATGCAACTTTTGTCCAGTTGCGTGACTTTGCAAGCACTCGTCTGCGGATTTGCTGGGAATATGACAGATGGCCTGACCTTATCAGATACGCTGAAACAGCGGTTTCTGAAGACAACAAGATGTATTATTGCATCAAGCCTACTGGTGCTGGAGAAATACTCAGCATCTGGACGGAAAACCCGCTTATTTCAACAAGAGCCCTTGGCCTTGATTACACGCTATACACGACAGACACCGAAGAGCGACTGGTTCTTCAGGGAGAAAACTCAAATAATGTCTTTATAGAGTATAGAATAGCACCTACAGACCTCTTTGGTGATGTTTGGTCAAGTTCTACTACTTATTATGCTGGTTCCCAGTGCTATTTTGACAGCGGCTCAAACACTGGGTCATATCAGCCTGTTTCTGGAAAGCCTCAGGCTGGAAATTTCTATGTCTGCTTGCAGACTAACACCAATACTAACCCTGAAACCTCAACAGCAAACTGGCAAAAGGTCAAGATTCCGTATATTTTCGGAAACTATGTCTCTAGAGCCGTTTTTGCCGACTATCTTCGCTCAGAAGGTCAGTTTGATTCTGCAAGAATAGCCGAATCTGAAGCAAAAGCGTTCCTCGACATGGAAATTGATAAGATTGTCAGGCAGCAGGGACAGGTTCAGAAAATTAATTTCATTCAACCTTACTAAAATGGGAGCAATACAAATATCCACACCTATCCTTAAGTCGTTCACTCACGCCACAACGACTGTCGGGACCACAGCGGTTAAAATCGTCAATCCTGCAGATGCATCAACGAGAAGAATCTCAGTTGTCATCCAGAATCAGTCGTCTACCGCCACTGTTAAACTGATTTTCAACGATACCGCTGGAACGGAAGGTATTATCATACAGCCCGCTACAATCTACGCCATTGATAACTACAACGGCACTGTTTGGGCTATTGCATCAGCCGCCGCTACACCTGTTCATACGGCACTTTCTGTCGTGTAATGAGATTCATTAAAGTAATCTTAAACATTCCGCAACAGATATGTCTGTCAAAATCAGCCCGAACCTACCTGCAAATGTAGTCGAGATTGGCAATGAGATTACTCAGGCCAAGATTGATGAAATAAACGCTGGAACTCTTGCTCTTCAAACTTGGGTTTCTGCTTCTTATGCTCCGAAAGCGTCTCCTACTTTTACTGGGACTGTTACTATTCCTGCTGGTGCTTCGATTAGTGGTTATTTAACAACATCTACTGCTAGTAGCACATACCAGACACAGGCTGGAATGTCGTCATATTTAACGACTGCTTCCGCTTCAAGCACTTACGCTCCGAAAGCGTCACCTACATTTACAGGAACCGTAACTATTCCTGCTGGTGCTTCAATTAGCGGATATGCAACACAGTCATATGTCACATCACAGGGATATTTGACTGATGCTCCTTCTAACGGCAATGAATATGTCCGCAAGAATGGTGCTTGGAGTGTCGCTACTGGTGGTGGCGGTGGTGGTATAAGTGATGCTCCCAATGATGGATTTTCTTATGTTAGAAACTCGGCGGCTTGGCTTCAATTTACAGGACTGACTGAAGCCCCCAATGATGGGGCTACATATGTCCGTAATATGAGTGCTTGGAGCAACATTACAGGTCTTGGTTATCAGACTTCATCTGATGTTTCCACATATGTTACTGGTCTTGGATATCAGACTGCCTCTGATGTTTCAACATATGTCACAGGTCTTGGGTATATAACATCTACAGCCAAGTCTGTTAATACTCAGTCTGGAAGCACATATACATTTGCTTCTGGAGACGCTAATAACATTGTTTATATTCCTTCTGGCTCTGGAGGAGGTATGTCTATGGACTTGTATGTGCCAGATGACGGAACATACAACTTCGCAGTCGGAACCATAATTAATCTCTGCTATGATACTAGCGGGATGACTGGAGTTAATATTTCTACCACATTGATGGGGACTCCTACTCTTATTGGAAACGCTAGTTTAATTTTTGGAGGAACACAAGGTCAGAGAATCTTCACAAAACTTGCATCTAATCTCTGGTTAATTTCTTAATATGAGTATTATAACATTTATTCTTGGTCTTATAGGTGGTTTTTATGCTGGCAAATACTTTGCTGGTTTCAAAATCACTAAAAAGGAAGACAACAAATCCTAATGGCTAATGTCGAGCGTCAAGTCGATGGTGACGCTGGATTCATAGGAATTGATACTAGAGCAAATCCAGCCACTTTAAAATCAGGTGTTCTTCAAGACGGAAGAAACATCAGGTTGGACTTACAGACTCTTCAGGTTCGCAAAGGCATCGAGCGTCTTCTTGACCAAGCGGATGCAGACTATATAGGTAATGTTATAGGTGCTGGTGTTTATGTTCAAAACGATGGCTCTGAAAAAATAGCACTTGTATCATATAATACATCTACGCATTTTAACTATCTTACTCTTTACGACCCTATTACTGAGTCAATAGGAACTAGATATCAGTTTCCTTCTGGAAGATACAATACATCTGGACCTATACAAATACTTCAGGCAGTTAATAAACTTTATATCTTAAGAGGTGAAGCAACTAGATATATTGAATGTGCTACTCCTACATCTTCAGCAAAGGCTGAAAACAATGGGTCTGCATCAGTCATAAAAGTTACAACGCTTTTGCCTCATGGACTTATTGTTGGTGATGAGTTTTGCATAGAAACATCACACCCTGAATGGAATGGTCCTACTTCTACAAATAACTTTGTCGTAGCAACAGTTCCTTCAACAACGACATTTACATACAACCTTTCGGTCGGTCATGCTGGTGGAACATCTGGATATACCATTCAGGTAGCAAAACCTGTCCTTGTATTTGATGGTTCATCAATAACAGTCGTCAAACAGGGAGTGGTTGATGGGACGCAACTTGGTGGAACAACACCTACATCATGCGATTTTCCTCCTACAAGCACAGCAATTTATCACAAGAATAGAATATATTGCAAATACAGCAAGGATGAGATTGCTGTTTCTGACTATCTTCCTGATGTTAATGGCAACTGGGTTTTTGACCTTACAATTCAGGCACTTACTATAAATCAAGGAGATGAACAAGACATTGCTGGATTCCATCCTTGGACAAAGGACGAGATACTTGTTTTCAAGAACAACAGCATTTACAGTGCTAAGTTTGCAGATAACACATCAACTCCTGATGTTATTCTTGCTGATTCGTATGTTAGAACTTTAACATTTGACATTGGTTGTATAGCAAAGCGTAGTATAGCAAATGTTTCTGGATATGTGTTCTTCCTTTCTAAGCGTGGCGTATATAGACTTGAACCTCAATTAGACACAAATCTTTTGGCAAATACAGCACCTATGTCTATCCAGATACAAAAGTATATTGATAGAATAAACCAAAAGTATGTCCAAAATTCAGTCGCTACAGTTTACAATGGAAGATACTATCTTGCTGTTCCGTTAGATGACAATCAATATAATAGTCATATTCTTGTATATAACTTGACCAACCAGATGTGGGAATCGGTTGATACATATCCGTCTTCTTTTAACGCAGATGGAATAGTTATAGCAAAAAGTGGAACAAGTGGTGTTGTCAACAGAATGATGTTCTGGACAAGAAACAACGGAATATATCTCACTGAAGAAACTGAAAATGATGAATTTGGAGATGTTACATCTGCTCCTTCTTTTGAAAAGTTTCCCTATATTCCAGCAACACTTGACAGTCCTGAAACACCAGAAGGAATACCTTTAGATTTTTACCTTGAAGCAGTTGTCTATGAATATGCTACAATCAGAGGATACGCACTTACAAGAAGATTTGTTTTCAATACTCTTCAAAAAAAGCGTTTTACTGCAATTCACACTGACCTTGACTTTCATAGCAGTGGAACTGTTCAGACTTCTGCTATCACATATAACCCAGACACCAAGACAATCCTTGACATAGCATCAACAGCCGCTACGCAAAACAAGACACGCATGTTCCCTGTGAGAAAGGTGTCTGTTGGTATTGATGTTGAATTGACTTGCCTTTCTGGAAGACCTACTATCAAATCTGTCGTTGTAGAGGCTAATCAAATCGGCAGAACAACTAAAAACGAAGAATAATTATGTCTCAAATTCAAGCAGGACACACATATACATCTACAGGGGCGAGTTCACTTGTCACTGCTAGTAATCTAAATCAGCATGTAAACAATGCTCAACTTGTAGGAGGTGCAATAACTGAACAAACTATCAATTCTGCAACAGCAGATACTGACCTTCTGCTTATAGCAAAAGGAGGAAGTTTGTATAGTCAAACTAAACTGCAGTTTACAGACACATTAAATTCACAGACGATAAATGTCAACGACCTGTCAGTTGATACTGCAAGCATAGATAGCCTTACTCTTTCACATACTACTGGTAGCGTTCTTGACTTAGGATTAACAAATGTCGTTGTTAAGGGTGCTTATCCTACAATGCGTTTTGGATTTGACGCATATACTGGGGCTCCTCCTACTGGCTCTTCATATCTTGGCGAAGTTAGTTTTGCGACAAGAGATTTTCAGGTTTATAATCCAGACATAGCACTTAGTGGTGCGGCATCAATTCAATTTGTTGGAAATGTAGAGATTAGAAGTCAGCCAACATATACAAACGGAGGAGTGCTTCATGTTGAGGGTCAAATATTCAGTAAGGGAGAACCTGTTGTTATTGGAAATCACTCAGGCCACATGGTCCTTGCTGAAATTGTAGAGGAGTTTAGAACTGCAACTGGAATTGGGTTTGTAACCACAGATGCTTATACTAAGCCAACTGGAGAAGTATGGGTTATCGAATTGATGTTCTATCTTAGTCCAAGCGGAAATGGAGTAGGTGCTACTCAGTTTAAATTCGGAGAAGAATCAACAGTTGTCGCAAATCCTTGGGAATTTATTGTCGAAAGTGGTTCTTACAGAATGACGCTTAAGAAAGTTCTTAAATCAACAGATACGCTTACTGGTGTCAGAATAGGTTGCTGGCATTATACTGGAACTTGGCACAATATGAGTGCTGTTGCATTCAGAATCTATAAATACAAAACTATTCTTTAAAACAACATGGCTGAATACGATACAGTAGGTGGTGGTTCTCAAGGGGCCGCATCAGGTGCAATGTCTGGTGCTATGGCAGGTGCGTCATTTGGCCCTTGGGGTATGGCGGCTGGTGCTATTATTGGAGGACTTTTTGGTTCAAAAAAGACAAAGGTTCAAAAACCTCCGTCTTATGAGCAGATGATGATGACTAACTTGAATGCTCAAGCGAACATTCAGGAAAGACTTCTTGGACTTGAATCAAAATATAGACCTAGATATCAAACACTTCAAGAAGAAACGCTTGGTCGTCAACTTTATGGAGGAGATGGAACACAGGGCTATATCTCAATGCTTAACCAGTCGAATGCGGCACTTGCTGGTGTCCAGCAGAATGCGGCTAACACCTATATGGATACTTTGGGTGGTCTTACTGGTAAAGCAAAATCCATGATGCTTACTCCTGAGTCTGCCATGATGCAGTCAACCTTGATGGCTCAGGCTCAGGCTGGACTCAACGCTGGAACAGGATTGACGCTTGATGACCAAAGACAGGCATTCCAGTCTGCTAACTCAGGTATGGCTATGAGAGGTCTTTCTGGACGGCAGGGAGTTGCGGCTGGTGTGCTTAGCAACTATGGCCTTGGATTACAGCGTCAGGATAGGGCTAGACAGTTTGCTGGCTCTATGATGAATGCCGACATAGCACTTCAGCAGTCTGCTCTTCAGGCGGCTGGCGGTGCTATGGGACAGTATAGTGCTGGAGGTCAGTTCATGGGTCAGGCCAACCAGATGCTTGGTCAATACCAGCCTCAGATATTCCAGCCTGAATCCCAGATGGGAACACAGGCTCAGGGAATGCAATATCAGCATCAGATGGGACTTGCTAGGGCTAATATGCAACAGCAACAGCAACTGATGCAGACTATGGGTTCGTTCGGCTCATTTGCCGCACAAAATCCTAATCTATTTAACTTTGGTGGTTCTTCACCTGCTGTTGCAAATGCAAACCAATATTCTTCCCCAATTGGACCAAATATGCAAGGAGGATTTGAACCAAGCCAATTTTCTGGTTCATTTATGCAAGATTTTCAACCTCAATCTCAATCTTTCAATCCTTATGGTTGGAAACTTGGAGTAAATAATTAAATTTATGGCAATATTTGGACAATATGGTGGAGGCGATGCCTTCAATGTGGCTGGCAACATGGATGCTGTTCTTAAACAACAGCAAGCCACACACCAGTCAATGTTAGACGCTGTGGCGAAGTTCAACTCCGCCAGAGACGAGATGGACACGCTCCGAAAGACAACAGGAGCAATATTATCACAATATGGAGTTGATGACAAAGGTAAGCCCGCTGATTCAGCACCTAAGTATGTTCACGACCTTTATAACTCAATTAATAAGGAAGGTGGACTCGCTAATATATCCAGAAGTCAAATGGTTGCTGGTATACAGGCTTATCAGACTGGCGTTGGAATAGAGCAACAGCAGTTGCAGTTGGAGAGTGCTAGAAACGCTAATAGGCATAATGCTATCGCCACTGACATGGCTCAGATGCAGTTGGATGCGGCTAAGCGTCAAATGGAGGAACAGGCCAGAATAAGACAGGCAAAAACTGCTACACAGGCTGACATTGAGAAGTTGTCAAAGACTAAGAATGTTACAACTGAGCAGGTTACTAAACTTAGAAGGGCAGATGGTCTGATGGTTGATATTCAGACAAGCGAACTTCAGCCTCTTCTTGAAAGATATGACACTGCAAAAGATGATGCAGAAAGAAATAGTGTCATGCGTGAAGTTGAAAAACTTGTTTATAAGAACACGCCTGAGTCATCAAGATACATGTCGAAGGAAAAACTTGACGAAGAAGGAAACTTCAACGGAGAGTATGATACAGTAGAAAATCCTGATTATAAACCGCTTGTTTCTGTATATGACCCTCTTCCTAGGGAAATAACTTTAGACCCTAAGACAAAAAAGCCTACAAAGGACATTGCTCCTTCTGTTGACGCACTTAGGCTTAATTCATTCTTTAAAGAAGAGTTATCTAAATACAAAGATTTTAAGAAGAAAACAGAAGAGCGAAAAAATCTTGATGCACAAATAGCAGAATATGATGCTGGAACATATGACATTGAAGAAGGCAAGAAGTCGCTTTACCTTCCAAACAAGGGTAAGGAAACAGTATTTAATGATAAAGATTCCCAAACATTAAATTTAAAAAGAAGAGATATTGAATATTCAATATCAAGAATTGAACAAAGTTTAAGTGCTGGCGGAGAATCTCGTTATGACAGCAGAGGAAATCTTTATCCAGAGATAGTTCCATTTAGCAAAAGGGAAACATTTGAACTAAGAAAACAACTTATTGATTTAAAGTCAAAAAGAGATGATGTTGTTAAACAACTTAACACAAGACAGGAATTTCTTAAGGCAAAGGCTAATGAAGCAAAAACGCCAGTTAGTCCTTATCAAACTGGAAGATTTCAAACTGAAACTGACAGATGGGACCAAGTTACTGAAAAGGTTGTTACTGAAGTTCAGAAAGACCTTTATGAACAGACAGATGACGAGTATGCTATTCTCAGCAACTGGATGAAGGCTAATGGTGGTGTTCCAGAAACATTTACTAAGGAGGCTTATTATGCTTCAAAGGGAATTTCTAAGCCTATAGTAATGGATATTGGCGGAGGACAGATGTATGCTAAGATTGGCGGCAAGGAGGCATTTCTTGAGAATAAGTCTGTCTCTCAGTCAGCACTTAGTATCACAGACCAGAAGGCACTTTATCAGGCTAAAGAACTTGCTACTGCTAGAGACTTGACTGGATTCCAGACAAACGGATTTAGATTCTCTGGTCAGATTCGTGTTGGAGATATTGACCAAGCAAACAAGGTTAAACTTGAACTTGGAACATCAACCAGAGCCCTTGCTAATGTTGACAGGCTTATTAAGATAGCCGAAGACGCTTCACTGTATGACAAGTTAATGCCAAACGAAATATCTGGTATTGCTCAGGCATTGACAAATGCGGCTCAGTCTGCTAATAGAACTGAAATCGGTGGTTCTGGTGCATGGTCTAATCAGGACCAAGCCTACATGGATAAGATTATTCGTGACCCTTCTAGTGGATTTAACGCTTTATTCACAAAGCAGACTATAGCCTCGCTTAAGGAATATCGGTCAAGATTGGCTTCAGGACTTCAGGATAAGGGTGCTGTTTATGGATTTAGATATGAACAGTCTGGCAGTCAAGGTGTGGATAAAGGAATGCAACAATTAAGAGTTGCATACGCTCAACTGATGGCTTCAGGTAATTATACACCTCAGGAAGCAATTCAAATTGCAAAGCAACACCTTGAGGCTAATTACGAATAAATATGGCAAGTTCAAACGACCCCCTTTTTGAATCAACTAGCAAGTTTATAAAAGCAAGTGCATCACAGCCAAAGACTCCTGTTGGCAATGTTGGTGACTTTGAGCAAGTTGATTCAGTCAACTCTGTTCAGGATAGGAACAACCTGTATGCTTCATACGCTGAAGTTAAAGGTCAGGAAAGCGTAGCAGAACAGGCTCCGCAACAGTCGCTCGCAAACATGAGCGATGACCAGTTGCTTGAGATGATGAACCAGCCTCTTACTGGAGAAGAGGTTGCTATGAAGATTGCTGGACTCAACGAAAAAGGAGTTGAGATAAACAAAGACACAATCTCGCTTAAGGAGTTTCAGGCTTATGATGAGTGGAGAAGAAAGCAGACTCATTCTCTTTGGTCAGCGATAGGAGATGGGTTTGTTGGCGTTACTAAGGATGTTGGAAAAGGTCTTTGGTCTGCCGCAACTGACTACAAAAAGAACGCACTTGCACTTGGTATTTCAGCGTTTGCAACACCTGCGGTTGGATTTGGTATTGCCTACGGTTCTACGCTATTAGAAGCATTTGCAAGAGGAACGAGAGCATTTGGTGGTTTGTTTGTTACAGCCGCAAACCATCCTGGGAGTCCTCTTTACAGATTATTTGTTAATCCTACTGGAGATGTTGAACAATCATATCAGGACTTCTTGGACCTTTCTCAGTGGAACGCACAGACAGAAAAGATATTCTCAGGAAAGACAAACCAACTGCTTCCTGATAGAGCGACATATGAAAAACTTTTCGGAAAGACATTCGGTGACAACATTGATGATTTCCTTGGAGTCAACCATGACCTCTCCACAGCCGCATCATATGTCTTAGACCCGATTACATTGATGACATTCGGCTATGGAGCCCTTGGCAAAGGTGTTGCTACAAAAGCGGCGGCGGCGGCTCTTAAGTCTGGTGAGGCTGGTAACGCTGTTGCTCAGGGAGTTGCGGCTACTGCGGCTAGAAATGCATTCAAGGCAAACTGGCTTAACTCTGCTGGAGAGGCAATGGTTAAGGCTTCAAATGCTGTCGCTAAGCCTATTGATGCGGCCTTTAAGTGGACCACTGAAAAGGCTGGAGAAATTCTTGGAACTACTGTTTCCACAAACTCAGCAAACACAGCACTCAAAGTCTCAAGAGTCAGACCGCTTGCTGGTCCTTCATCTTTGAGCCATGCTGTCCTTGGAACTCTTGGTGTCACAGGAGTAATGGCAATTCCATATGGAACTGCTGTTGCTGGTGTTTATGCTGGTGTCAAAGCATTTGGATTTGCTGGTGAGTTTCTTGCTAAGCGTGGCATGACAGTTGGAGTCGGTGCTAAGGTTGCTGGCTCTGGTGTAGTCAATGAGTATCTCCGTGGAATGGGTAAGGCTGTCGGTCATGGTGCTTTATACGGAGGTGTTATAGGCTATGCCACATCTGGAGAAGAAGGTCTTGGTCATGGTATAGGTATGGGTATCGGACTTGGTGCTTCTGGTCATATAATCGGCACTGCATACGGAAGCGTTTCAGGTGCATATGCAAAGCAGTCAATCCTTAGGGAGTTTGGCAAGCATGTTGATAATCTTGCCAAGAACGATAAAGACATACTTCAGGCAAACAATCTTAGAACATTTATTGAGCGTGTTAGGAACGACCACGGAGACGATGTTGCTCTGAGAACAATGTCTCACATTCTTTCAATCAACAACACAAAGAACACAAGAGCCGCATACCTGACATACAACGACATGCTTAAGGCGTTGGAATCAGACCCTAACATGTGGGTTGAAAAAGATGACGGAAATGGTGGCAAGACTAGAGAACTTTCAGAACTTGGGAAGGAACTCAGCAAACAGTTAGATAGAAGAGTTCAGGTTGATGCAGACGGCAACTTGGTCCAAGGTCAGGGATGGAATGGAATGTTCCTTAGTTCTAACGGAAAAGAAAAGCCATACATGATTTTCAAGGATGGTAAGACTGGCACACGCCACATCCTTATCAACAT